TTGGAGTTATGTCCAGCTGAAAAGTTCTAGATAACGCGTTAATCTCTGAAGTAATAGATACAGATGACCAGTAGTTATAGGTATTTGAACTGTTAACTTTAAGCTGAACTGTATTTTTATTGGCCATAAAAAAGCCCACAATTAAGTGGGCCTCCATAACAAATTAAAAACTAATATTTTTCACATTCAATAGAATCGTCAGAATGCTGTATACAGCGATATTCTTTGCCGTCGATCGTTACTTTCGTTCCTCTACTCATAGGATCAATCATACTATTGACTCTAGCTACTTTTAACTGGTCTTCCAATGAACCAAGTTGTGCAAAGTCCTCATCTTCCCAATTACAATCTTCTGTAAAGCCATCTTTTGGAGAACAATAAGCATTTGCACATCCGATTGATGATAACAAAGCAATTAAAACTATTAATTTTTTCATAGCAACTATCCTTCTTTTCTTGAATTATAGTCTAAAAATTAATGGTTAAAACACTAAGATACAGATTTTGTAATTCTGATTGGTACCTTTTGCATGAACAAAGGAAAATGAATGTTATTACGTCTTATGATTTCATCCACTCTGCTGGTATCGCCATACTGTTCATAAGCTAAAACCAAAGTAGGCTGTGGCTCTTTTGGAGTTACAGTTATGGTTTTACCATCAGCTAGAACCTCATTTGTAAAGTAATGATAAACATTGCTGTAAAGTTCCTCCAGACTTTCATACAGATTACTGTCATCAGTTCCCTGATATATCATTTCAGCTTCAATAACTGAAAGAACTTCATTACGCAGTGCAAGAATTTCATCTTCAGATTTGGTATTTCCGGCAGTATCAGCATCCCCGTCACTCTCACCATCCAGGTTTGTTCCAACAAGAGAAACAATACCGGCTAACTGAGCAAGTAAAGTAAGCCTTACTGAAGTTTTTACAGCTTCAGCTAATTCTGATTTCTGAGTGTTAATATCAGTCTGCCTAAAATCAACTGTTGTTCCTTGAACCGTACCTTGAGCAGTTCCTTGAGATGTCCCAAGAGCAGTGCTGGTGACTGATGAGGTTGTACTTAATTCATCAGAATGAATTAAATTAAGTACAGCATGCCCTGCATTTCTCCAGTTCTGAATAACATTAGAGTAATTGCCTACTCCTAATGAATCAAAAAGGGATGAAACAAAGGAAGAGGATTGGCTCAAATCTGATGCTGCTGTTGTTATAAGATTTGATATGGAATCAGATAAATCAAAAATCTTTGAAAAAGTTGAATCTGAAAGACATCCTAATATATTGAAATATGTGCCATTTGCGATATCTGTTGCAATAGTAGTGTACTGGTCTAAATCCTCTACAGATAGATTGAAAGTATCCAGTACATTTTCTGCAAAGTTATCAGCCCATGTTCTTAACTTTGAGCCAAAATCAAAGCCAGCTGAATGTGGGTATTTAGATTCACCAGCTTCAATAAAAGTCAGAGTGAAGTTAGAAATACGCTTTTCGGCATCCCATGTGATCCTTGGTGTATCAATGGGGTAAACGTTAAGCGTACCTAACCATGGGTGTATAAGCTTACAAGCAGAAACAATACCGTTACTGTCTTTTTTAGGCTCTTCAATGGCATTTATCAGCCTTTTGGTTCGCTGAATATAATCAGTGCCAATAATAAAGCCTGTAACAGTAAACTGTCTTTTAAGACGTCCTAAATCTTCAGTGTAAGGAATATCCCGCTGTGGATATTCATGAGTGATATTTCTTCGGCCAAAGTTAAATTCAGAGCTTACAACTTCAAAAGACACACCATTAAAAGAGGCCTTTCGTAATCTGGTAGAAAACATTACAAGCTCCTTAATACACCTGAATTTGTCTTATACTGAATGCGACCGTCGCCATGCTGAGATGTTGACTCAACTTCAGCTGTAGTTCCTTCAGCTGACTTTACATTGATATTGATATCGCCCTTTAAGGCGCCACCAGATGCAGTTGCAAGAGTAGTTGCCGGCACATTCATATTTGAATCATCACCAAAGCCAAAGAAGTTTTTAGTTTTATCCCAGCCATTTGACAGTGTTGAACCTATCTTACTAATGCCTTTTGCTGCAGATTCAAATGGAGCAAAGAATACATCTTTGATTTTGAGCCATAAATTAGCGTAAAAATCGACTAGGCTTAAGAATGTTTCTTTAATGGTGTTTACAGGATCATTAAATAAACCAGATAACCAGTTCTTTATATCTTCCCACACTGCCTTTATTGGAGATAATGCATTAAGAACATAACTGATCATTTCGCTAAATACGGCTTTGAGTGTTGACTCAGTTACATCTCTAATGTTCCCCCATAAATTAACATAAAAGTCGATAAGACTAAAAAACGTATCTTTTATGGTATTTACAGGATCATTGAATAAATTGGACAGCCAATTTTTCATACTGTTCCACGCATTTTTTATTGGAGATAATACGTCAAGGATATAATCAATCATTCCGCCAAAACAGGATTTGATAGTTGATTCAGTTACATCTACGATGTTTCCCCATAAATTCGCATAAAACCCAACAAGACTTAAAAACGTATCTTTAATGGTGTTTACAGGATCATTAAATAAATTGGACAGCCAGTTTTTAATACCATTCCAAGCTTTTTTTATTGGTGACAATGAACTTAAAATATAAGTGATCATCTTAGCAAAAAAGGCTTTAATTTTTGTGACTGTTGACATGGTAAAGCCAACAAAAGCATTCCATGCATCTTTGCACCATTTGCAGACAGTATCCCAATTCTTATAAAGAAAATAGACAGATGCAACAATAGCTGCAATCGCTGCAATAATGGCAGCTGCAATTAAGACAATAGGATTTGACCAAAGTGCAATATTAAATAGAGTTGTAGCTACTGTTACAGCTTTGATTGCAGTAGCTATCTTCAAGAATGCGCTAATAGTACCTATCAGAGCAACAACAAATTTACTTGCAAATATTGTGGATATAACAATCGCTACTGTTTTGACTCCACCAAGATAATTAAAAAGCTTTACAAGATTTTTGGTAAAAGTAACTGTTTGAGAAATTACCTGTTTAAAATCAATCTTTTTAATGCACTCAACAAAATCCTTAACTGATGATGCAATTTCTGTTGCGATCCATTCTCGATTGGTTGCAATCCACTCAGTCATAGATGCAATAACAGGCTCAACGTAAGGTATCAGCTTTAAGCCAATAGCAAGGCTAAAACCTGTAACAGCATCTTTTAAACGCTGAATTGTGTCGCCCATTGATTTTGCTTTTAAGGTATCTTCATCTGATACTACAATACCAAGATGTTTTGCCTCGTCTGCATAATCTTTAAGAGCCTGAGAACCATCCTGCAGCATTTGGATCAGTTCCTGTCCAGACTTGCCAAAAGTGGTTGTCGCAATATATGCCTTTTCAGAATTGTTTTTCTGACGTTTCATTGCATCGGCTAATTCTGGCATTAGTTCAGCTGTGGTCTTCATCTGACCATTTGCTTTTTTCATTGAAATGCCTAATTTTTGGAACATTTCAACTAAGGCTTTGTTCTTGCCCTGTGCTGCATTAGCTAAATTCTTATTAAAGATAACCATGCCCTGATCAAGAGCTTCTGTTGAAGAGCCAGCCATTTGGGCAGCATGTCTTAAAGTTTGAACAGCATCAGTGGTGGTACCAAGTTTTATTGCAGCATCTTTCACTGAAGAGCCATAATCAGTAAATGTACTAATTGAGCTCTTAACAGTTGCACTTACTGCAGTAAAAGCACCAGCAAGCGGTACAAGAGTTAATGCACCTAACTTTGAAGCATTAGATGCAAAAGCCTGTGATGCCTTTTCAAAGTTTTTAAAAGAACTCTTTAATTTTTTTAACTGTGGTGAAGCTTTATCACTTACAGTAAAAAGAGCCTTAAACTCTTTGATATTTGCTGATGCCATTCTTATTCCCTTTGTGAATTAATCTCATCTGCAATACGATTCGACTGTATAACCATTTCTTCAAACCGCTCAACATCAAGTTGTTCAATATCAAGCGGTGACAGATGCCAGAAATACGCAGTCGAATAGATACAGTCAATAAATTGCTTTTCCGTTCTTGGGCTTAATCCCCACTTCCGAAAAAACCGGTTACAACACCTACTGCTGCAGTGAAATCAGGAATTGACATCTTATCTACAGCTGATGGAGGTATTGAAGCAAGAGTAGAAATATACTTTGCAACAATATCAGGATTAAATTTCAGATCGCCTTCTGAAGTAAAAAAGATGGGATAACCAATTCTGCGAATATCACCAACACTAGGCTTTCTGAACTCTAAAACAGATACAGTCTCAGTGCCCATCTCAATAGGCACTGATAATTTTAAGGTTTCTGCAACTGATTTCATTTAGTTCTCTCCTAACGCTGTAAGTGACCATCAAGGCCTGTAAACTCTAATGACACAGTACCGTCTGACGAATTAGCTACAACTTCACCTTCAAGCCATGCACCATTTAAGGTGTATACCCAACCATTAGCAAGCTCTGCAGTAATTGTCATATCATTGCCAGACAGTGCATCAATATCAAAGTCAGGCTCAAGAAATGCAGTACATTTAACATATGGAGCTATATTAGTCTCACTGTATCCTGCCACACCTGTAGAACCTACTTTCTTTTCTTTGGTTGTTTTTAATAAAGGTATTTCGACTGAACCTTCAACAGATAACTGAGCACCGTTAGCTTTAATGTAACAGGTGCCCGCAAATTTTTTACCCATTTAAAAAATCTCCTCTTAATCAGAATACTGTAAACGGAACTGAGCCTGTAACGCAAAAATGCGAAGCTGATTAACAAGATCAGGAGGCAACAGCACATCAAGACGGTTAACATCTGAAGTATTACGCTCTACAATCAGATTCTTAGCGAACAGTTCAGCATTCTCAACAAGGCCGTCACGTTCCATGGCTGAATACTGAGCAATCAGCTCTGAACGAATTACAGAAGGGGTAACAATTGCCTGTCCTGCCCCATATCGGGTACCGTCATTTGCTAGCTTATGGCGTGCATATTTTGAGGTAATAACGCCCTTAAGACGGGTAATGATCTCTGCTAATGTATACAGAGTTGTGATATCAAGATATGAATTATCTGCATCACCGAACTTGTTAACCTGATATGTGGTGATTGCGCGCTCAATCATTACAGTGCCTGACTGATAATAAATTGTTGCGATTCCATTATGGAGTAAAGTATTTTTATCATTAAAATTAAAACGCTTTTCCATACTTGGTTGCATTAAGCCGTTCAGTTCACCGGTTTGTACAGGACGGGCAGGATCATTAGTAATAAATCCGGCAATACGACCTAAAACAGCGCCTGTCACAATATATGCAGGTTCTGCATTCTTCTCTTCAATGCCGAATACTGTGGTATGCTGGTCATTGCGAGTATTACCAAAAGTAACTAAGCTTTCAGTATTACCTCTGAGAGTTGTAAATACATGACCATACTGCATTTTTGCATATGACCAACGTCCGGTTGAATCATTCATCTCGGTTTTTACAGCATCAAGCGCTGTAGCAGAATTATTTTCAATTCCAATAAACCAGAATGTTTCTGATGCAACAGCCTTAAAAGCTTCTTTATAATCAGGCTCTCCGGCACCATTTTTCATATCATCGATAGTAAGAGTAATGCCAGCAAGATCAGATTCTCCACCAACGTCGCCCTGAAGGTTCTTATCCAATCTGATTTCATTTCCAGTAATGCCAGCTACTTTAGCTGTAATAGTGATTACACTATCTTCATCATTCTTTTCAGCTGTAACGGGTAAATCTTTATCTGCATTGATTGCCTGAGTTAATGCAGTTAGGACTTCATTTGCAGTTGTTCCTGCAGAACATGCAACTGATACGAGCTGAGAACCAATATACAGATAGACTGCTCCGCTCTCTGTTGCTGTTCCTTTAACGGTAATTGAGCCTGTTGATGCAGTAGATGACTTAATGTCTACAGGTAAACACCATAATTCTCCTGTACCATTCTGATTACGGAATGCCTCTGCCATTAAAGCTAAAGGCGAACCTCGACCAAACTTTGTTTTTGCCTGTTCAGTTGAGGTGATTAATGTAGGAACACCTGCTGTTGCAGTTCCAGAAGAAGACATTGAACCGATTAAAAGGCTCTTCTTCTCTGCTGTTGCGGTATTTGCCATTGAATTGTCTACTTCTGCGTAGAACAAAGGAACTCGTACATTTGAAGGTACGTAATTAAATGAAACAGACATTATTGTCTTCTCCTTGGTTTAGTTACCATAAATCTTTATAAATAGTTTGATCTTGTGGCTCCGATTTAGCCTTACCTTCTGTAAGCCCTGTAAGTCTGAGTTTTGCATCTATATTTCCATCCGGCTTATCAGATTCAATTTTGTCTACATCAGCATAAAACTTGTCAAAATTGCCTAAATTCTCATGTTCTGTCTTGATATATGTATCATCCGTATCAAGCATGTACTCTACTGTGAACTCTAACTGTACACACCACATGGCGGGAGTGGATGATGTATCAATAACTCTGTAATTTGCGTATTCATATACACACTGAGGATCGCCATTAGGAGCCCAACCTAACAAAGCTTTGAAAACCTCATCTTTTAAATCTTCAATTTTGTCTGCGCCTTCCTGTCCTCGAACATCAAGACTAGGAACACATAGAACCACTGCTATAGTCGCTGTTATTAACTGCTTATATGAGTTTTCTGAACTCTGTAGGGTTTTAGGATCTTCTGACTGGGTAAATACATAAGCACATGGAAGTTTCTCAGGGTGAACAACTGACAGACTGACCCATTGAAGTGCCCCATAGACACGTTTGCTAAGTGATGGGCATCGCTCTCTTAAAGCTTTGATAGTTGAGCTGACTCGCATCCTATTTTCTCCAAATTTTTATGCCCTCTGTCATAGCGCTGTCTATGATTTCTTTTATTTGTTTTTCGTTCTGGGTCGTTGCTGTTTCAATGAAGTTTTTTCTTGGTTTAAGTCGTCCGTCTTTTCGACCATAATTTAAAACCGCAGGATAAAAGAAACTGTCTTCAATCGTTGATACTTGTACACGTGACCACAGATGATCTTTTCTTTTAGAATTTTTAATACGAACATGACGTCTCATACGTCCTGTATTACGTCCGGGATATTCGCCAGCTTTTGAAGGGCCCTTTGATGAAATCAGTTTTTTAGACTGCTGCTGTACGATTTTGGATGCCTTCTTAAGTCCTGTCATTACGATTTTTCTGTCAAAATCCATGACATCAAGGCCTTTTGGCATTTTTACACCAACATGAAAGAACTCACCCATCTGCTAGTCCTGCCATATTGTTAGCATTTACAGTTTCGCTTTGAATATCACCGAGTTCACGAGCTTCAACCATGGTAAAAAAGTTCTGACCATTGCACTGTGTTACCCTGATAGGAATATATGTAATATCGCCTTCTTTTATCAGAATACTTCGGCTTAAACTTCTTGCATCTGTCATTCCTTTAACAGAACGGAACCAGAAACGGTGTGTAGTTTTGTTCTCTGTCTGAATATTATTGAAATACATTGAGCCTGTAGGTTCAATTTTGCAGAACACTGTACATATAAGCTCATCAATACTCTCAACTTCATGACCGTTAACAGGATGATCAATTCGAGAATATATGCTGACTCTGTGCCTTAATTCTCCAGCGGTGGGAATTGATACGCTCATTACTCATCCTCTCGAATATATTTAATATAAGGATCAAGAAGGTGCTTGTGAAAGGTACTATATGTAGCTTGCTCTGACAGCTCTCTGTGTGCGTATAAATCGCCTACAAGGCATAAAATAAACTGCTTAACAGTTAATGGAATATCCCCATTTGGGGATAAAGTTGACACAGCCTCATCATCGAATCTTTTAATAATTTCTCTCTGTAAAATCTGCTCTGCCTGTTCTGTAGCTACAATAATGTAATTACGAATAAGATCATCTTCAAATGTATCATCAACCCTTAACTGAGTTTTAGCCTCTTCAAGAGTGCATGGAGTCTGAGAGATATCAGTTATTGGGCTTGGAGTGTAAAGAGACATTATTAAAAAATCCTATAAAAAAGGGGGGCATATGCCCCCAATGCTGACTACAAGCTAAATTATGCGGTTGCAGGAATAGCAAAATCACCACCGTTAATTGCCTGTGGCATCTCGTAAGCAACGCCTAAACGGCGCTCAACTCTGATAGTGATTAAGTTCTGAGTGAAGTTAACATTGTCTGAATCTGACATTGCAACGTTTAGAGCCTGTCTGTCGTATACAGTGGCACCTAAAGAGATGTTGCCTAAGATATACTTGCCGGCAGTTACAGATGCAGAAGTTACAACAGGAATACCCCATAATGACTTAGTGGCAACAGACTGAGGACCACCTAGAATGTAACGCTTCTGACCGTCTTTTAACATTGCAAGCTTTGTCCAATCAGATGGATTTAACAGGATCACTTCTGGAGTAATGTATCTACCCTCAAGCTCTGCCTTATTCTTTAATACGAAGTCAAACAGAGTTGAATCTGCTGCAAAATCTTTAGCTACAATCTGCTTGCCTGTTACAGGATCATTGTAATTACCAGCGTGGAGTAAACCTTCAAGTTCAGTTGAACCGCCTGTACCGGTAACGAGCTGAGAATCAACACGAGCCTGTAAACCGTACTGCATCTTCTGCTCAATATAAGCAGCCAAAGCTGGAGCGTCTGCTGCAAGCTGATTTGTGATTCTTGTCCAGTGGGCAATAGTTACAATCTTTGCAGTTGCAAGTGAAGTAGCCCCGAATACAGATTCAGGTTTATCATTCTTTTCAGCTACAAGTGCAGCATTGTTTGTAAATGAACCTTCCTTGACGTATTCAACTGAATTTGAAGTTACAGGCACATGAGGGAATAAGTTCTCAATAATCAATGGAGCTTCTGGAGAAACAACCATACCAGGCTTTCTGTAGGCTGGAATATTGCCATAATCTGAAGTTGCAGCATTAGTGTCAGCTTTCTTTTCAAAAGTAAATAATGCTTTTCGATTATTACTAAAATTCTCAAATGCTGCAGACTTTGTAAATGCCTGCCCTAGTGAAGGAGATGCTGTCTCTGCTGGAACTTCAACAGATTTCTGTGCTGTGTCTGCTAAGGCTTTTGCTAGCTTGACCTGTTCATCACCAATACGTTTAATCTCTGCCTCAATAGCTGATTTTGACGCTTTATTATCGGAGATTACATCCTCGATTTTTGCATCTATGGTCTCAAGACCCTTTAAAATATCGTTATTTTCCATTTTTTATTTCCTGTATTTCATGAAAATTGACTTGATACGTTCATCAATGTCATTGTCTACGTGATCGTGTGTTTCTCTGTCAGCATCACACTGATTTAGCACACGTTTGGCTACAGATATAATCTCTTTAGCCTTTGAGCGAGAAAAGCCAGCATCACGCAGACATTTCTCAAAACCTTTAATATCATTACAGTCATTAAAATCTGCTGACTTATAACTTGAAATTCTTGCATTGTCATCGGCAGGCAGATTTACAACTGAAATCTCATAAAGCCTGTCAATTGCCTTAATTAAGCAACCACTATACAAATCATCAGGATCTTTTTGTTCACAGCCTTCTTCGGAACATGAAAAGCAGATTGATAAACCGGTCAGCGAGCCAAACTTAATTGCGTCAAAAACTTCTTTTGCTTTAGCGTTATTTAAATTCAGCTGTCCTTTAACTTTTAAGCCTACATCATCAACTGACATCTCTGTCCATTTGCCAATAGGCACAGACATTGGATCATGACCATACAGCATTGTAGGTAAGTCGCCTTTTGTAATTACATGATCAAATGCTTTAGGCGCAATGGTATCGCCGTACGAATCAACTCCATTGAATACTGAAGCATATCCTTCAATGATGCCTTCATCAGAGATTTCAAGTTGTGACTCTTTGGCACTCTTATTGAATTTCATTTATTTACTCCTTACTGTTTAGTAGGGTTTTCTGTAATTGGTGTCTGTGATACCTGAGACGCATCAGCCTGGCCTAACTGCTCAAGAGGAAATAAATTACTCTGAGCTGTCAAAGTATCACCGTCTTTAACTGGTGGTAAGCCTTCTTCAACGCGGACTTCATTACGTGTCTTCCAGCCGTTCTGCACTGCAGTTGCTGCAATGCGACTGCGAGCCTCATCATTAGCACGGTTAAGAAATGACAGACGGAATTTAACAGCATGGTTGTATCGTTCTTCAACACATGGGACACGCTTCATGATTGCCTGTTCAAGGCTTATAATCATGGGCAGAATGGTTGACTTGTAAAAGTTTGCCGTAACCTGTTCAATGTTTGACCCTGGTGCTCCACCGCTTGAATTGACAAGAGCAGATGGAACTCCAAACCAGCGACAGATTTCTTCGACACTGAATTTACGTGTATCTAATAATTGCTGTTCGGCAGGATTAAGGCTTAGTTGCTGAAAAGACATATCTGCAGGTAATACAGGTATCTTGTCATCATTCCTCATCTTTTGAAATTGATCGGCAATTTCACCTTTTTGTTTGTCGGTTAAAATCTTAGGAGTAGTCAGAATGCCACTCATTTTTCCTTTTTTGTTGAAAACTGATACAGCAGTTCTTTGAGCAAAGTTAGATTCAGCCAAAGAAATCTTCATAAAATCTAACTTCTTAAGGCCAGTAATGCCGTTACCCATGCATTTCCAATGCAGTATGTCAGATGATTTATAGTCCTGATAATGGTCGTTCTTATCAAGATAACGATAAATTAACTGACCATTTGAAGGATCTCTGTAAATCTGCATCTGCTCTGAAGACAGAGGATATATGCCCTTTACTTGTCCTTTTTTGTCTCCTGTCCATCTGGAGATTAACGCATAAGCATTACCATGCAGACAGTAATTAACAACCATTGCAGAAAAGAACTCATACGGAGTCATATCAGCGTTTGGTGACTCTGACAGAATATAATTAAGATTGCATTTGGTATCAGCGTTCTTATTACCTTTACCGTCAACAATAAATACATCACAAGGCAGAGATGCAATAGTGTGACTTAAAAGATCAATACAAGCCCATACAGTAGGTATCTGTAGAGCCATATCCGTTGAATATGCATTTGTTCCTTCAACGATTGGCACCATAGGGCTGTTATTCTGCCAGCCTGAGTGATCACCTGTAGTGCCACCCCAATTTGTCAACCATTTAAAAACATTCATATTTTTTACCTGTAAATCTAATAAGCTAAGTCGATATTTAAACTGCCTTCAAGGTAATCTGTTGAAACCTGCATAAAAATAGCCTGTCGTAAAGCCATGATTAACGCTACAATGCCATCAATTTTGTTCTCTGGGTTTTCTTTTCTTGGATAAATATTATCTTTGGCATCTAAATGTGCGACTACGTTCGAGGCCATCCACTCAAGAACAGGATTTCCATCAGTGTGTAACAGTTTCTGATAAATCAAAGCCTGCATTTCTTTCATAGCTTCGCTGAAGTTCTGAACGGTAGGCTTAATCTCAACCATGGTCAAACCTTCATTAGCAAGGTTAGAAGCTAACTGATATGCCTGCCAAGGATCAAAAGCTATCGCTAAAGTGTCATAATGCTGGGCATCTTCTTTGATATAGTCTTGAATAAGCTCTAAATCATTAATAGAACCATCGGAGACATGGATTAAGTCCTGTTTAACCCAGCCTTGATATTGTGAATTTGTAGAACTGTTTATTCTATCTTCAGGTAACCAGAACTCAGGAAACACATAGAAGTGAACTTTGCCATCATTCTCTTCTCTCCAGAAAAGTCGCACTAAAGCTGTGATATCTGTTTTAGCTGCAAGGTCAAGGCCATAAATGCAGTGACATCCCTCAAAGTCATCAAGAGTTACATCTGTTCTGATAGCTTTTCGCCATTTATTCATCTGCAGAAAAGCGGTGTCAGCGTTGCACCATATATCAAGGTGCTTTGTTTTGAAGTTATTTTCTGAGCTGGGATTCTCCATGGCTTTGCGCAAAGTCGATAATACCGTCTTGGGCATCACTGATATATTCCAGTTAGGATTAGCTTTTTGCAGTGAGCTTTCTTCTCTCCAGTCGTCGCCTTCATCAATCGTATAGATAATGCCGAAATGAGTATCATCTACAACGGAAGTATTTAACAATTTTTCAACGTACCGTCTTATCTCGTAACAGATACCGTTAATCATAAATCCTGCTGTGGTAATCATCCACATAATTGGCTGTGTACGCTTACCGATTGAAGTCTCGACAACGTCATACACTTCACGAGTTTTATGTGCATGAAGTTCGTCGATAATTGCGCAATGGGTATTCAAACCGTCAAGGGTTTTACCGTCTGCTGACTTTGCTTCAAACTTTGAATTAGTACCAGGAATGACCATTGAATGAGCTAGAACATTCAATCCGTATGCTGCACGCAAATCAGGATTTTTACGAGCCATTGCCTGAGCATCATTAAAAACAATCTTCGCCTGATCGCGAGTTGTTGCAAATGAGTAACAGTCAGCACCCATTTCATTGTCAGCACACATCATGAATAAACCGATGCAGCTTAATAAAGTTGACTTGCCGTTACCTCTTGGGACTTCAATATATGCTCTCTGATAACGCCTGAGATTGTTATCATCAACCCAGCCGAATACTGTGGTAAGAATAAAGATCTGCCATGGCTCAAGTACTATCTTTTGACCAGCTTTTTCAGCTTTTACGTGACAGAGCATTTCAGAAAACCGACAAGGTCTTGATGCAAAATTTACATCAAAGTGATACTGCCAGCGTTTTCTTTTAAGATCGTTCTTCTGTCTCTTGCATGCTTCAATAACATAACGACAAGCAGGGATCTTCTTAGCCAGTACGTCGTTAATATAGCCATTAGCGATGGCGATATAATCACGTTTCTGCATAGCCTATAAATCAAGAAAGCTATTCTTGTTATCTGAATCTGACTTTGTTATAGATACTTTCGAGCGAGATGCAGGAGTAAACCCAAGCTCGGTCAGATAATTCTTTAAAATATATTTCAGCTCGTTTTGCTGTTTTAGTACGGGGTTTACAACACGTTTGCCTGTTTTTTCGTCTGTAAGCATTAAACCTTCATGCTGAAGTATCGCTTCCAACTCAAGGATCTTAGATACAGTGTCAGCCCACATCGCAAAAACAGTGTAATCTAGGCTTGAAACCATTCCGTCCGGCATCTGTGATATTGCAAAATTCCAATGTTGCTTTGCTACATCATTAAGCCATGACGGAGCTGATACAACTTTGATGTCTGTCTGAGGTTTAGGCTCATTTAAGTTTGTTCGACAAGGCTGTAAGGTTCCCTGCAGTTTTTTAATTGCAGTTGGTTTTCTTGGTCTTGCCATTATTTTTTTACCTATCTTTATACACTTGAATAATTTTTCTATAAATCAACAAGTAAATTACTCCCATTTTGCACGCGTGTGTAAAGAACTAACGGGGCGGTTACATTCTTGTGTATGAACTTTTTTAACTCCCCCTACGGGTCTTGAGAAAGTTACTGTCTTCAATTGCTGTCTTTCTGCTGTGGCATTCATGACATAAAGCCTGTAAATTCTTTAAATTCCAGAACTTATTCATGTCGCCTTTGTGAGGAACTATATGATCAACATCTGTAGCTGGTTTGATTCTGCCGTGTTTGAGACATTCAACGCATAGAGGATGCTCAGCAAGAAATGTCTTTCTGAACTTCTCCCATTTACTTGTATATCCTCTTTCTCTTGAAGATCCTCGATGTTTATCAAACTCATTTGATACTTTTGTTTGATGTTCTCTACAGTATGCTGAACCTTTAACTGCATATTCTCTGCATCCGGGATACTGACATGGTTTTAAAAATAAATTAGGCATATATTAAGAATTAGAAAGCACAGACAATCTGCGACAATCATCTGTGCTTTGGTCGTTTTATATACAAGGATTTGTTATGAATAATCAGCAAGAAGCCATTGCTAATGCAGTAAAAATCATTAAAAAGAATCTGCCTACTGAAGAATTTCTGAAAAACAATAAACTCTCAGAAGCCATAAAGTCTATTTATAAATCTGTTGACTACATCAAGGGATATTTTGAAGCGCCAGCTTTTTCTATTTTTCAGTATGGTTTCAGATATTCTCCAGAACAGATTCAGAGAATGTGTAAAATTGTTCAAGGCTTTGACAAACTAAAATCACTTGATACAAGGTGTCAAACCATATTCATGGTGTACTACAGAAATCAGCAAATTTCCGTATTAAACAATGTGCTTGCTAGTTATGCTGACAAGGATTTTGTTGAAATCCAGAATAATATTTCAGGACTACCTTTAACAGCAAAAGAAAAAGAAGAATTAGGGCTAATAAAAGACGAAAGCCGTAAATACTTTTATTATTCAACAATCATTTCTGTAGTTTTAGCGGTTGCCCCATTTGTTGGACCTAAAGCTTATGAATATGGCAAAAATTTTATATCCGGAACAAATTTTGTACAAGAGTATCAAGAACAACACCAAACAGAACTGTTACCGAAAAAAGACCAACTACCCATACAACGGAATAATAATCAGTCAGAGAAGACCAAGCAGAGTAAAGATTTGGAGAGCTTGCAACCAAAGCAACAACAGGAAAAATAACTGATAAATATCTTAATATTTTTTTCATTTGCTTATGCTCCCATACCACTCAATCAGATTGTTGAGGTAAGTAGCATTAATGTCGCAGTCTTTCGCCACAATCATCTGGTCATTAAGTAATTTCTGAAATGCTCTTTTGTCTTTTCTACTGCAGTCACATTTACCTTGTGATACTGCTGAGGAAGCGGAGGCATCTTTGGACAGTGTTGCTGTGTCGGAATCGGTGTACTCTGAGAACTGCAACTGCAGAGCATTAAGCTCATCGATAGCACTAGCATAACGCTTTTCAAGATCATCCAGATCTTCCTGCGTTTTTGCTGCATTGATTTGCGCTGTCTTCTGGTGCTCATGTTCAACCTCCAGCTGTTGAATCAGATTAGCTCTTTCTTGATCCAGTGCATATTTCGCAACATTCAGACGTTCAATTTCTGCCTGATCGTCTCTTGTCGCATAACCGGCGATATAACCAACCGCAAAAGCTATTGCACCAGCAACTAATGTGTTCTTAACGGATAACATTGGGCGACTCCAGTAACGAAAAAAGCCCACATTTCTGTGAGCTTCTTTTGTGAAATTTTTAGACTAAATCTTTACGTCTATACCTGCATCATTTAAGACCTTCTGCGCTGAAAATCTTGATTTACAGGATTTATGCACTGTAAACGGAACATTGTTTTTAGGATTAAACCATCTTTCATGCGAGCCTTTTCCGGATCTTGTAGGATAACATCCATTCTGCTTTAAAATCTCTACAAGGCGCTTGTAATAATCATGATCTCCCATTTTTAATTCAACACCGGAACTCTCATTGATGCATGAACATTGGAAGTGTCGGATATGTAATCTTCAAGTAATAACTCAACACATTCCTGAATATTCTTTTTTAATTCTTCAAGAGTATCTGCATCAGTATTTATTCCTGGGAGATCTGACCACGCCACATAGTAACATTTAGCCTCGGCGTCATAACCTACACCGACTCTTAATCTTAATGTTACTCCTCGTTTTGCAAACCATTTCCAAAAAGGCTTACCTATTCGATACGAAAATGACATTGTTACACCTCAACAAGTTATTGCGCGTATATTATCATTTTAGAAGAAAAATAACTTAACGAATAAGTAAATTTTCTCAGATTGGAACCGGTCTGAGGAATTGAACCTCTCCCTAATCGCAAGACAGCCTCGAGCGGTCAACTTAATAACCACCACACTGTCAGACCGCGCTCGTCAGCACAGCCTAAGCTGATCATGTGCCCCATACACCAGACCGGTAAGCTGTAGTTTTCTATACAATAAGTTATTGGCAAATGATATAAGAAAACTACAAAGCACCTTACTTTTTAGACTAAGAAAGAAATAATTTAGCTTCTGCCCTTCTGCGGAGTGTTAAGCCCTTGACCTCTATGCCACCTGCTTTGTTGATATCAAGGAACTCATGTGCAGCGCCTTTAGTGTCGCCAGCTTTGAGCTTTGCCCACAGCTTGAATCTGACAAGCTTGTAAATTCCACCTGACAGGTTGAACAGTAGTGAACACAATGCGTCGAACTGCCCCTGTGTGACTTCAATCTCATCTGCGTTTAGCGCTGAAATAAGCTGATGCTCAACCTGTCTTAGGTCTCGTTGTAACTGCTCATAAGCCCACTGCTCGGTACATACCATGTCATGCTTAACGTCTGAGCCATGATGACCATAACCAATAGTCCATCCTTTTTCGCTTGATACAGGCTTATATGCAGCAGTTCTTAATCCTTCAAAATTCATTATAAGAGCAATACCATGACTACTTACTTTCATCATCTGATTTACCCTCAACTTTCAAGTTAATAACTTGTTTAATCTTTAAAGAGATATAGTCACTGCCCAAGAAGCCTACGAATGTACCAATTGCAACACCTAACTCCAGAGGCCACTTAAAGTAATACTCTGAAATTAAGATAAGTGCAGATGAGAGCATAGAGCATGTCAGAGCTTCACAAATCTTAGCCATGAATTTGCGCTTGGTAGAGCGTAGATATGCCATGACAAAAGAGCAAGCTGTACCAATCATCAAATAAATGACTTCTGGGGTTAAATGTTTATACATAAGAAATAAAAAAAGCCCTCAATTTCTTGAGAGCTTTATTGTTGACAAATTAGGATAATCTATGAGGTAAGAGGAAAGTACCGATATTCAATACGTACTTTTTCACTCTAATTGTTTTATAGTATATTCTTAAAAAACGATCCATTAACGACCAATTAACGATCTTTTTATCCATTTGATTTTAAAGAATAAAGTAGTATTTTTAGGGATTATAGCTGTCTGCTATGAGGATGGCACCCATATTTTTAAAATCTATGTAGCTAGTCGATTTCTGGGCGTCTTGCCACCCGCACTCATCAATGCACTGTCACAGTACCTTGTGAAACATCTTGTTTTGCTTCTTTGTTTGTTTTACCTGGATTATTAAATGATTGTAATCCATCAATATGCTCAAATAAATCATCTGCGACAGGATGCCAGAGAGGATCAAGAACAAAATCAATGCCTTCTCTTCTTGCTAATTTTGCAGCAGGAACAAAATCACTATCACCAGCAATAAGGATAATCTGATCAACTTGTTTTTTTAGAGCCAAGGAAGTAATGTCAATGCCAATACGCATATCAACACCCTTCTGTTTTGCATTTAGTCTTAAATCGTCTTCAGTTAACTCAGAAAAATTTTTATCTCCTCTAAAGAGTTTCTTTAAAACATCCTCTTTCAAAACATACTGAGGAGCTTCAGATAACCTTCCCATACGTAAAGCAAACTTTCTTCTATGCTTTAATTCATCATAAAAAGCTTCTGTCCACTTAAATACGTCTGACTTTCTGAAATTAACAGTCTTTCCTGTAATAGGATTAAAAATATTATCTGTAAGCCATGGACAATCATAATAAAAAATTCTGTACAGATATGAATTAGCTACATGTTTATGACAATAAGATTCAAGCTCTTTAGCTCTTTCTTTTGCAGACTTTTCTCCCCATAAAGATTTTGCTCTTTTTCTGTAAAATCCACCATCTACAAGAATAGCTGTTCTGATTTTGTCCATAAAACAATATTCCACATACTATAAGACCTCGACTTCGTCACTTCTCTGAGAGTGAGAGGACTAATGTCGAGGTCTGAAACTTTATTTACTTGAAGCTTACAACAAAAAATAAAAATGTCAATATATTAGGATAAGAAAATATAAGTTAGGATAGCTTAGGACAAGTCAGAAACTCTCCACAACCTTCTGATAAATTCTGTCTTTGAATTTCTCCTGTCTGTCGTAGCTCTTCTCAAGATCTTGAGCATACTGCAGTGTCTTTGGTTCAAGATGTGACAGCTTATCAACACCAAGGCACCAGCGAACAGCCTGAGCAGGATCATCATGAGCGCGTTTGTAATGACGACATAAGCGCCTTACCTTCTGGTACGAAATATCCAGAGCCTTACAACATTCAGCCATTGATCTGTATTCAGTGCCTTCGTACTTAAACGCTCTCATGCTTAACCTCCTTCTGCAGATAATCGAGTACCAGTTTTTCGCCAAGTACGATTATGTCTCTTACCGCACTTCCTGTGAGATAGCGTACAGCGTCATCATATGGAGTGGCATCATACCTGTCTTTGTGACGTACACGCTTAACCGCAACGCGCTCTTTGAGTACCGACAGGATATCGTACTCATCAAGCCCACGAACGTAATACATCGCAAAGAGCCTATGTACATTAGGTCGTGACTGTTTAAGCCAGCACATAGCCTTCTCCACTTCAAGCGCACTGTCGTCGTCAATGATGTAATCCTCATGTGCTAATCCTGGGTGAAGATATCCAACCGCGCCAAAGTAACGAGCCCACAGCCCATAGTTATGCAACAAATTGAGATATTCAGAGCTGTAGCCGTTTTGAATAGCTTCAAGAATAAATCTAGTCATCATCCCACTCCACACAAACTTCAACTCTTGGCTGTTCGTCATCACAAGCCCACAGCTTAGATGCGCGTAATTCAGTAACCTGTACATCGTCGCGATAGATAATCGCATTCATACCATCAAGAATTGCCTTGATGATATTATCGATATCTGGCTTACCTGGTCTTACTCTTGAACTGCCATACTCACTAATCAGCGCACGCTGTTTCTTGGTGTAGCTCTTAGGCACTCCAAAGAAAGCCTTAATACCAACTCTGCAAGGCTGTGAGTAGTCAGGCTTAACCACCATAGTATCTAATGCATGCTGAGCCTCATACTTCACCAGAGCTTCATAGTTGCGTGTCTTAGCTGGAGTAACCGCATGACCACCAAAGAATCTTGGTCGACCTTTTCCGCATGGTGTACCTGGTACTGAGAATTTAAGCTGCAATTTTTACTCCTTACAGATATTCATAGTCATATTGTTTTTCATTACTGAACAGACAGGCATTTCTGTTAAAGTTACATTCAACACTTCCTGTAGCTCCGTTTCGGTTTTTGACAACATGAAGGGTTGCTTCTGATTTTTCTCTTGTGATCAGAATAATTAAATCGGCATCCTGTTCTATAGAACCTGAATCTTTAATATTGCTTGCTTTTGGAGCTCCACCCTTTGAATTTTCAACTTCACGATTTAACTGACAGAGGGCAAATACCGGAGCATGGAACGCTCTTGCAATCTCTTTTAATCCTCTTGAGATTTCACCCAGTGCAATAGCTTTAGGAATACGCACATCTGTAGGCATTAACTGCAGATAGTCAAGCATAATGGCACCTACACCACCATAACGCTGATTTATATCTGAAAGCATTGAGGACATATCAGACAGAGACAGATTGCTCTTGTCACACATTAGTAATCTTGGAGCATTGCCGTCTTTACGACTGAAACATTCAGTAGAGTGAGCTATGATTTCATGCCAGTGTGAACCTAACATTTTGGAGTTCTGTGTCATCTCTGTTCCCGATAAGCCACAGAATGAAGACAGAATACGCTGTATAACCTGTTCATTATTCATCTCAAGTGAGAAGATCACACATGGCTTAAGAGTAGGCATTGTCTTTAACAGATTGATGAGAATGTTAGAACCTAATGCGGATTTACCAATACCAGGACGGGCACCAATAATATTAAGCGTGTCATTTCGGATACCACCTTCAAGAAGAACATCAAGCCTGTTAATGCCTGTTGGAAAAATAAGTGATTTTTCGTCATCATGATCTCTTAGTGATTTAATAAATCTGATTGCCACTTCAAGTGCATCCTCGCAGTTAAGAACATTTGAATCATTATTGGTGCTGACCAGCATCTGACAGAGCTTTGCTTTTAACTGCTCTGAAGTGTCGTTACTCTCTTCAACCATGTTCTGCATTGAACTTAGAGTTGTCTGCAGTTGTCTCTTTCTACTGTTTTCTTTAATCAAAGATGCATATTCGTCTGCTGCAGTTCCAATGATTTTTGACTCTTTAAGTTCAGCAATATCTTTAAGAGAAGAAACATAATCTTCTGACTTCTGTTTCATCAGATTGTAAAGAGATACAGTATCAAACTCTGATTCCGTCTGATGTTCTATAACAAACTGATTACAGCTGTCCCATAAAGCAGCACAAACTTCGTAATAGAAATCAGAAACTGACAGTTTTGTTCTGTACTCACAGAAAGCCTTGGTACCTTCATGAAGGACATAAGACAGAATAGCTTTTTCAGCATTTGCATCATAAAATTTCATGCTTATAGCCCCCAAGCTCAGATAGAACCTTATCAACAAATTGCTTATATTCTTCCTGTGAATATTGTTTTTCTTTCTGAGGAAGAGACAGAGGCTTAATTCTCTTTTTTGGAACTATCTGATAGTTACCGACTCCATAAATACGATTACAGATATCTGAACAGATTGAGCTGTCACCAATAAAGACAACTTTAGGAAGCTGACCGAAACAGTGATGATTAGACTGAACCAGCATAAGATCATCGATATCATCAGGAAAACTGCTACAGTCATAGTTTGAATAAAAGTCAACAAAGGCTTTAGCCAGCTTAATGTCATCATCTCGATTAGTCTGACAGTAAGCCTCATGAGAACCGATGACGGTGTAAAAAGTCAAAGCTGTAATTCTGTCAGAAAATACAAGATCGCTGTCACGTCGAAAATATTCACTTACAGAGCGATAAATGTACTTTGCCTTACACTGATACTGTTGGAGTGTATATCCCCCACGCATAAGTAAATTTACGATATCTCCGGCGTTAATCTGGTATGGTATTGTGTATAGGCTCTGAATTGTTCTAAGCACTACCTCTTCTGAATAGTTCTTAACCAACTCATAAATCATGTGACAACTCTGGTCAGATGCAATTTTCCCTGATTTAACCTGAACCAGAATGCGCCATTGTTCTGAAAATTTGGTAAAATCTATTCTGTTCATTTGTTTACTACCTCTTGAACAAATGCATCAACTTCGATGCAGTTATCGTCGGCTGTATGGTCGTTCGTATCAGCAGACATCTCGCCTAAAAGAAATGAGCTGACACCTGTTGCCTGCTGTCTAGTCTGACCTGTTTTATTTTGTGTTGTATTTCGTTCTGCAGATTCAAGATCACGCAAGATCCACTTCTTAAGATTCAATCTAAGCTGTTTAACACCTTTCCAGCCGTATTCTTCTCTGTAGGCAAAATAACCATCAGCAATAATGTCTGAATTCATGTTTTTCAATTCTGGATAATCAGTCATCATCTCTGAAAAACAATCTCTGCATGTAGCTCTGATATTTTCTAAAGAATATGTGTTTGAACTTAAATTAGACGTCTCTGAGAGTGGGGATTTCTGATCCTCTCTAAGATCCTTACTTATAAGATCATTCTTATGTATAGAGAAAAGCGCATTTTTTGCACTTTTAATAGTGCAATTTTTGCACTTAGGGGGCGCATTTTTTGCACTTTTAATAGTGCAATTTTTGCACTTTTGAAAATCATCGAATCTGGACTCTAAAGTCTTATAAATAAAAGAAACAAGCCTTACTTTCTTATCACTTTTGCGAGTTACTCGAGAACTTATAATCTCCATTTTTTGTAATGTATTTAATGCGTACTGCACATTTCTTCGACTCATTCCATACAAGTTTTCTATATAAGTATTGGAAATAAAGCACTCTTGCTCACCATTTTTTGTCAGAGCACAAATACGCTCAGCAATAACTTTGCAAGCTAGAGGAATATCCATCTGCCAGATTTCTTCAGGAAGCTTATTAACGATTAAAGTCATATTTTTTCCAAACTAAAAGATTTGGATAAGCTAGTTGTAAATACATTAAGCGAGAGTTAGGTATACCGTTTTTTAGCCAACCGTAAACTGAAGGAGCCCTAATGTTGCAGATTTTTGCAACTGAAGAAAAACCTCCAAGCTCATCAATTAAGTCACCAATAAAAAGGTAATTTTTGTAGTTTTTGAGATGCTGCATAAATTAAGTCTCCATTAATTTCTTTTTATTTATATTAGTTATACCTAATATAAAAATCAAGTTATACCTAAATATTTTTATACTAAACTTTAGGTATAACTAAAGTTTTTTACTTGTAAGGGAGGCTTATATGTTTGATTTTTCTGAATTATCTGATCGTATAAATTACGGATTAAAGAAAACAGGAAAAAGCCAGACAAAATTAGCTGAAGAGTGCGGAGTAAAATCACCTTCTGTTAATAATTGGGTAACAGGAAAAACAAAAGAACTCATGGCTTCTGTAGCTATTAAAGCAAGTAAATCTTTAAATGTTGATCTTAATTGGCTTATCACCGGTAAAGGTTCACCAGATGCAAATGCTCAGGACATCATTGCGCTGGATGATAATGAGCAACCATCTGATGATTACGTTCAGATTAAAGAGTATTCAATAAAATGTGCTGCAGGTAATGGCAGAGAACCAACTTATGAAGAACAGCACGAAAGTGTACCTGCAACGTATCGCCTGTCATGGTTTCAGCGTATTGGCGTGAATCCAAATCACTGCAAAAGATTCGTTGTTACAGGTGATTCGATGATACCAGTGCTGTATAACAACGACAGAATACTTGTAGATTTAAGCGATACTTTTCCTATTCACAATAACCATGTTTATGCCATTGTCTTCGGTAATGAAGTCAGAGTTAAAAGACTTATATCTCAGATGAATGGTGATTTAATCATTCGTTCAGACAATCGTGACAGCTACCCAGATGAAATAATTAAACACGATGAAGAAAATGTTAACTTTCGTGTTATTGGCAGAGTCATTGAGAAGTCTGGTGATGGTGGGTTGTAAAAATTTTGACATTACGTTTTCAATCTTTTATAGTTGACAAAAGTAAACGTTCACAAATAACAGCGAGGTAACTAAGATGGATTTAATGCTATTTTTAAGAAGCATTGCCCGTTGTTGCTTCTTTATTACAACTAAGAATAGACAATCTGATTTAAACAAAGCTAAGTATATAGCCTCATTAGATCGTATTGAAGATAACCTAAACAAAGAAGAAGAACTGGGTTATCAACGTCACTTTATTGCAGTAGGTAATAGAATAAGACGTGCTGCCAAGGAATTATCTAATGCCAACTAATAACAATCAAATAGATAAAGATAATTCAGCTAAAACTCAAAAGGTTGCTCTTATCAGAACTCACCAAGAAGTTAGATCTGGTCCAATTCCATCTCCTTCTGAAATGAAACAATATTCTGAGGTTGATTCTTCATTGCCAAACAGAATAATGGCAATGGCGGAAAAAGAACAGCAACAAACGTATGAGCTTAGAAAAAGTATTATTGATAAAAGAGATTTTATCTCTTGTAGAGATTATGATTACGATGTCAAAGCTCTTAGATACTGTACTTTTCTATGCTTTTTATTTATGTTGTTGGCAGCTTTATTGTTTTATTTAGACAAAACAGGTGCAGCTGTATTTTTTGGTGTAACAGCATTCATTACATTACCCAAAATGTATTTAGCTCCAAGAGCAAATAAAACAAGTAAAAATAAAGAAGATAAAACCGAGCAACAATAAAATAACAAAAGCCAGTACTAAGATACTGGCTTTAACATTCTAGATTACAACGTTAAGTGTTTTACCTAAAACTCTCAAAGCACTCATCTCCCAGTTGCTTCGTCTTGCAGTGCTACACAGCGTTCTGGTAATTACTTACTAAAAATCTCTTTTAAGATCTTAAAGCACTCATCTCCCTCTTTGTAACGCTGTTCAATCAACTCTTTAAGCTTCATCGCCTGTAACTCTGATACAGGTTTCTTTCCATTCTCCATAATTGAGATGTAATTACTACCAACACCAACTTTTTCACCTAACTCACTGGTAGTTAAGCCCAATGCCATTCTTAAACGCTTATATAACTTTCCATCCATGATTTAATGTCCTATAATCGGAGTAGGTGGGGCTCTCACCCCACCTTGCTTTCTAGCTTAAGCTTTTAATCAAGTTAAACAGGGTTAGTGCTTTCTCTTGATTACTTTTGCTAGAAAGTATCCAAAGGATTGTTAACATCAAAGTTAAATCATTCTCATCCATTTGAATATCTCCGTTAGTTGAACATCTCTTTTCGAGTCCCCGTTCTCATTGAACGTGCTTATATTGTAATACTATTTATTACTTTTGTAAATAATTCTATTAAATCACATCAAAATTTTAACAGCTATTTTTAATTAAATTCAT